AAACCCATCTTCATAACAGTTTTTTCGTCCTTTGCTCGGCGTGTGTAGAAATCAATCATATCCTTAGTCATTTCTTGTTCTTTATTCTCATACAGAACGACTCTGTCTTTCTTGTAAGACATTGCATAATCCAAAATCGCTTTATAACAGATAAGTTTATGAAAAGGAGAAGCAAATCCTGGAACTTTAGTTCCTGTGGTTACCTGGGCGGCAGTAAATACATCGGCTGTCCTTCTAAAATAAACCTTTAATCCGTTAGTCAGAGTTACGCTTCCTGCCGCCGGGCCCGGACCTAAAATAACCGAGATACCTTCTTTGTCATAAAATTCAGGAGTTCCATCGGTAGGAAAATACTCATTCCAGGGCAAACTTAAATCCCTTCTGTCTAAAGGGGTAAGATACCTTTCGTCTCCATTTGCGTCTAAAACAGACACTCTTTCTATTTTTAAGTGAGTAGTGTCAAAAGAATAATCTTTCTGTCCGGCAACCAGGTCGGCCCTACCCTCAGGGAAATCGGTATAATTAGTGTCATCCCATTGCCACCTGCCGTCATAGCCCAATATCTTGGCCGCTATTTCCTCATAGGCGGAATTGATGTCTATCAAAAGTAATGCATCGGTATAAGAAGTTGAATCGGCATCAACTAACTTGCGTGATTTTGTAACTATGTCGGCTATTGTCATTTAGTTTGTGTTAATAATCTCATCTTTCCCGCCGTCCACAAGTCAGCGGGAAAGGAAAATTGTTAAACTAATTTACGAGAGCTACTACCCAAGACTATCTACCTTGACAAAATGTTTTTTTTATGTTCAAGCGACATTTATGTCGTAGATCAAGCCACTCATCTTATTCCATACCTTGACTCCGTAATCAACCCTGGTCTTATACCCAATACCGGAGATTTCTCCCGGGTCTTGAATAATGACTATCTGGCCATAAGTTGCTCTCACAAGTCCGACGTGAATTCCTTTCTTAACTCCTCCCACAACGTGGTTAGCGGTCAAGAAATTGGAAGAGTAATGAAATACTCCGTTCCAAAACGCTCCTTGTTCAGTTCCATTCTTGAGGTAAAAATCAGCCAGATTGAATCCGTTGGCTCGCATTACTTGTTCAAGTATCTCAAAGTCAGCGGGCCGCCAAACAATGAAAATCCCATTCCTTTTGGCGATTGATTCTCCTCCAGCTTGGCGTATTTCTCTCTTAACTGCCGAGATTATGTCATCTATGTTTGTCGTGGAAACTGTTATTGCAGAAGCGCCGGCGGTGTCTGTAAAGGTTTCTGTCCCCATATCAGTTCCTCCTGCGTAAGCTCCCGCCCAAACAGCGTCTTCTATGGTTTCATTGACCAAGACTCCTTGTCTTTGTCCGAAATAAGACGCTTGAGCATAACCTCCAAGTTGAGCTTCATCAGCCCTATCTACTATCTGATAGATATATTTAAAGGTGCTGATTGTCGTATCATCGTCGGTGATTGTCGTGATGGCCGGAGTATTTGGACAGCCCTTTGTCCCCGTAGAGATAGTGGGGTCTGTGTAGTAAGGATTATGCAAAATGCGCGTGTTCGTTATCTCCACCTTGCATATATCCTTCCAAAATGTCGGCGCATCAAGTTCTTCCTGAAGAGCCACGCTCCATTGCTCCTTGTAAGACTCTGAACCGAATGAATTATCTATTGATCCTGTTGCCATTTTAAGTCAGATTTTAATGATATATCTGACCTGGCAATCCTTAACCTATAATAGGTTTATCGGAGAATTTCCTCCCGTCTACTTCTTGAGTAGTTCGAGCTTTGGCTACTTTTCGGCGCAATTCGGTGTTTTCTGGAGAATTGGGAGGCAACTCGCCTCTTGCTATCCAGTAATCAACACTGTCTCTTGCCGCCCCGCCTCCTCTTTTGCTATTCAGGGGCAGAGCTTCCTTACTCGCCTCTTGCTCAAGTTTTTCTTTAAAGTAAGGAGATTCCAAAATTTCGTTTATAGAAGTTTCATTTACTGGTTTGCCTGATTTTTTGATTTCTTCTAAAACCATTGGAATCTGGTCTTTCTTTAATCCGTTTGCCAAAATATAGGTTTTTTCTGCCAGATCAAATTCACTTTTAACCTGGGGTTGCTCAACTTTTACTTCGGGTTTTGCTTCGGGTTTGACCTCTCCCAATTTCTTGAGTTTGGTATCGTACCTCTTAGCAATGCCCTGATATTTCAAAGCTTCTGCTTTCCAGTCGGTAGTATCTTCCTGACCTTCATTAACTTGAGGAATTTCGGGAATCTCTACCATTTCGTCGTTGTCATTTTCCATAATGATAATGTTTAAATTTTGTAAGGATTTATAACCTTCTTTAATTTTTATCAAAGCAGAATAATAACTGCTAAGTCATTTTTGGTCGGAATGATAACCCTAATATTGGATTGTTTGTAAAACTGTCGTTGCATTGCTCGCTACGCACAATACTTTTCCCCAGTAAAGGTTATCAAATACCTTCATCTCATATCTATTCATTGCCGTAGTAGATGCAATTAAAATCCCGCTTCCCACTGCCAGGCCCGATGTAGCGCTTCCTAACTTGCACCAAACATCGTTTCCTCCGTTATTCTGTATCATCCTGTATTTGGCATCTGATTTTGCCTGCATAACCACATTCCAAGTCCCAGTAGCATCAACGGTTATGGCAACGCTTGCCGTAGCGAAGGTTGAATTAGCCCCTGATCTTGTAAAATCATCTATTCCGCCAAGAGTTTTTTCGGGGACATTAACATTCACATCGGGAACATTTACTATCGGCTGAACCTCTGGTCGCAAACTAACAATAAGAGCGCCTGTCGTTACTGCCAGTATTGCTCCCAAAAGGACTAAGATTTTCTTATTGTTGTCCATATTGTTAGTAAGCTGATAACCAATATCCTTCTACACCCCCACCCGTTGAAGTGGCTACAATTCTAAGTATTGCCCTGTCGTTGCTTAATCCGCCCAGTTGCGCTACCGTTCCCGAAGCATACCAAAGAGGAAATCCTGAAGTAGCCACTACAAAAGTGCTTGAAGCCGCTAAAGCATTGGCATTGTAGAAAATAACATCTTTAAACATTCCCGCCTTATTAAGGCAAGTATTGTTTATCGTTGATCCTGCGGGCAAGGTGGTAGTCGCTCCCCTTCCCAACGCTATGGTAATGACAGAATTTTCGCACAAATCTTTTGCCGTTAAATTGACTCCTGCGGAAGTATTAGTGGCAGTTATGGCCTTTACCCCTCCTCCCTGCGCTAATCCGCCGTAAAAGTATTCAAGATTTAAATGATCCACCCCAGGGGTTGACCCTAACGGTAAATCTTTTTGAAATCCTATAAGTCCAAGAATAAGGGCTACTACTGCTATTGCTCCTATTACAAAGTTTTTCATCTTTTCTTTTTACCTTTTAATTTTTCGACTTTCTTTTTAATTTCGACTTTAGCGGCCTTCTTTTTAGGCACGGCCTTTTCCTTTTGCGGCTTTACAGATTCCGCTTCTGCTTTGGCTCTTATTTCTGACGCCAAAGACGGAAATTTTTCTGGTATCATTTTTTTAAAGTTATCTTGCTATATTTTTATTTTCTATTTTATCTTCTTTTGGTGTTTTAAATTCTTCCATTATCTTGAATGAATTTTCCACCGACCTAATTCCTTCATACAAAGCCCTGATGTTAGCGCCCACCTGCGCATCGGTTACCTCCGTATTGCTTGCGTCGGCAAGCTGGATATAACTGAAAGCGCAATTAAATGCTGGATTAGGGTCTTTGCCGGCCTTTAATGCTCCATTCTGATAAATCCCTCCCAAAAGAACCTTCTTAACCACTGCTTTCATATCCTCGTCATCTGCAAACTTTTGGAGGTGAACTTTCTCTAAATCGTTTAAATATGCGTCTGTGTAATCTTTTAAATTTGGCATATTATTTTTTCATCATTGAACTCATTTTACTTTTCATTTGCTTCGACATTTTCGTTGGCATTTTAGGCATAGGCATTTTCATCATTTTTGCTCCTCCGTGAACTATTTTTGGCGAACTCATTTTTCCTTTCATATTTTTATTGATTAGTTGCTAATACCGGTTGTGGCGATTGAGGCTGACCTTGCCCCATTGGTTGATTATTTTGTTGAGTTAGCTGGGGAATTTGCATATTGCCAGCATTGCTGAAATCTATTGCATTAAGCCCAGAATACTCAAGAATCTGATTAAATGATTTTGCCATTCCAGGCATTTGAATAACTTGCAAGAATCCCTGAGGATTGGAAAATATAAACCTGAATATATTAGTTATGCTATCGGCCATTCTTCCCAGATTCTTCTGTTTGCCAGCCACCACTATTTCAATTTCCAAAGGAGAATCTTTTAACTCGTCTTTTAGAAGTTCAATGAATTTCTTGTTACCTCCCTCCATAAATCTAAGTTTAATTTCTTCTTTCAAGGCATCTCTTTCTCCCTCTAAAATATCTTCTCCGTTCAGCGCTTTTTCCTTGAGTATCTTCTCGGCTTGGTTCTTGGCTAATTTATCGGCAACCATTTGCATTTCATCCAAACTAAGTTCTGCTAAAAACTTCTGTCCGTCGTTAATCTCTTTGACTATCTGGGGAATAATTATCTTCCTGTAAATCTTCTCCCAGAACTTGGCCAACTTTCCCTTTCTGTAATCGTGTGTAGATTGGGATTGGAACACTTGAAGCTCTACTGATTTAAAGGGAGTTCCCGCTGGCGGCTCATCTCCCGTAATAGCTTCTTGGGCCGAACCTATTGACCTCGCTCTTTGCTCCCATTCCTGGACTGCATTTTCAAATAAGCGCATATTTCTGGGGGTGGTATCTACTTGAGATACTGGCTTGCCGTCTTCGTAGGTAAGAACTGAAAGATTAGGAAGCGCCTTGATATTCTGTCTTTTGGCAAAAGACGGGTCTGCTGACTGTAAAAGAACAGTCGAAGCGGCATCCAACAAATTCTTCATCCTGATAGAGTCATAGTTGGCCCATACTTGAGGCTCAAACAATTCTTCTGCCCCTCCTTGTCCCAAAGCTCTGCCAAATACATCAGGGGTCCTTTTTTCTAAAGAATAGATACATTCTTTTTCTTTCCCCCTGTAAAGGCATACTCCTTGCTTATTTCCGTCTTGCTTGTTGTAAAAAGCCACAATGTGAAGCTGTCTTACTAATTTTTGATATTCGCCCTGTTCATAATCGTCTTTCAGCCACCATTCAGGAAACATCCCGTGAAGCTCAAAAATCTCTATGTATCTTCCGGGAGTTTTTGCCTGTTGCTGGGTATAACTGATATTTTTAAATGCTCTTGATAAAACAAGCAATTCATCTACCGTAATGGTTGCTCCAAACTTTTCATCTCCCCAGTGCTTTTCCTCCATATCTTTTAACTGGTTGGGGGCGTAATTGTGCTTTTCACAGATGGGGCCTGAAAGAATATCGGTCTGGTCGCAAAAAGCTATCCTTTGGAGGGGCACTGCTTCTGGTGTCTTTCCCCCAGTATCTTTTAAAAGGCATCCTCCCATATCAACATAACTCTCAACCGAATTGTCTATAACCGTGTCTAAATCATTCTCCCTAAGCCATTTATCATGAAACTTCTTTACGAGAAATGATTTGTAATTGTTTTTTTCATCATTGACATACAAAATTATATCTTTGACATCAAACCCCTCGGCCCTATGTTGAAGGTTTAATATGGGCTGGATTAGCTGGTTAAAGGGCTTGTCATCGGAGTTACCCGTTAAATACTGAGAAAGAGGATAAAGAACGCTCTTTTTCAAATGATCGGCCATACTCCATTCATATCCGTTGGAAATAGGAACTTTTATCTCGCTCTCATAAAAAGCCTTCTCCGCCAATATGTAATCGAATAAGCTCTGTTCTTCTCTAAATTCTTCTGCCATTTATTTTAGTTGCGTTAAAAGCCTGTCTGCTAAAAGCTCTTTTGATGTTTTATTGACTAACATTTTTCTTATTTCAAAAGGTGTGGCTTTGTATTGAGATTTTTTTCCTTGACTTTTTAACGTAAAAATACCATAAGTCTTCAGCTTGAATTTATCCACTTCCAATTTATCCATAGCTTCTGTTATTGTTTCTGCGTTTGCCTCATAATAAATATCCCCTAAATCCAAAACCAACCTGAATAATGGTTGTGATTCTACTTTTGTTACCCCCCCTTTAATAGCCCTTTTTCTTTTTTTTGGCATAGTTCATAGTTTTATTATCTAAAGGCGGAATACCGCCTTACGGAAAATATGTTAATTCCGCTTTTGGAATATCGCTATCCCTCCTCAAGACAACAAAAAACGGGCGACCGATTCACTCAACAATAAAAACTGTTAAGCAAACTGGTCGCCCGTCTTGAATAGAAATTTTATTGAATGCATTATCCGGTGATCAGCCGAATAAGCTGTTTAAATAAATCTCGTTCGTGATAGGGCGTATTAAGACATTATATTATATCAAGATATTATGTCAAGAGGGCGCAATAATGCCGACTTATCAACACCTCCTTTTTCCGCATAAATCAGATGTTTTTTAATGTCTCCGCTTGAATTGGCATTTAAAACCACCTTGCCTGGACGAGCTTTTAGTCTTATATCATCCAAGCATTTCTTATTCTCCCAGCACCAATATAAAAACTTTAAATCCTCGTTAAGCAATCCACCAATTAAATCTTTAAATTTTATCTTTTCCGCCATTTATTCTAATCTCATTTTTTACAAAAGCTTGTATTATCCAAACACCTTCTGGTAAAGATGGCAGGTCATATTCATTTTTAAAAGCCTCAATGTTCGCAACTAAAAACGGCTCTTTCTTTTCTTCTCTCGGCTTATTAAGAATGATTATCAGCCCGCCGGGTATATCTATCTTCGGACGGGGCTTGATGTATATCTTACGTTTGTGGATTGAAACTTTGTAGGTCATCTGGCTGGGTTCTTAACGGGTTGATTATTTATGGGGTAATACTCTTCTCTTTGGATTGTAGGTTTGCTCATAATTCCATATCTTAGCTCATCGGCAGCGTGGTCTTCTCCATCGCTGTCCAAATCCTCAACCCTTATCGGGTCATAAACCAAACTTGGAAATGTCCTGATAAAGTTAGTGCAAGTAGAGAACACTTGAAGTTTAGCTATTGTCCTTCCCTGCATTAACATAGGTTTCAGATATTCCCTCACCACTCGCCAGCCATTTATTCTGTCGTTATTGCCCTTTAATAGCCTCAATGCTGGCTTTATGGTCCTGAAAGGGTCTGATGTAGCCATCTTCTCCCCGTAGGTCTGTTCCATTATTTCAGCCCCGCTCAATTCAGTTTCCCCTTTCTTGGCCCAAATAGACGGGTCAGCCACCCAGTAATCTATCAACTCGTTATCGGGAGTCATTGAGATAATCATTTTAGTCAAAGCTGAATAAGTCAGCTCGGTTTCGTAAAGCTCTCTATATCTGTATGAAATACCTTCCTTGTTAAGATAATACCAACCTACTGAAGCGGGTTTGGCAAATCCATAATCAATAGATATAAAACGCTTACCTCCCATAGGCAATTCAAATGGCTCTACCACGTGCAACTCTCTGCGCCATTCTTTGAAGTATTGTCCTTTAAATATATCCCAATCACCCTCCAAAAAAGCCCTTTTTAAATCCATAGGCAAGCTCTCAAGGGATTTGTAATAACCCTGGTCTAAGTGCGGATTATCAACAGCTTTTGCCTGGATAAAGGTAAATAGTTCTCTTTCCTGTTCGCTGTCATCAAAGTCCTTGTCAATCCATAACTTCTTTACCCATTCGTGTCCTATGCCCCCAGGATTAGTTCCAGCTAAAAACTTGCAGTCAAAGGTAGGAATACCAGGCCATCTCAAACGAGTTCTTAAAAAGTCAAAGTTATCTTTCTTGTTCTTGGTAAGCTCATCCACCCCTTCAGTAGCAAACTCTGAACTTTGGTATTTGCTCGGATCGTCCAAATTCCTGAAAGCCAGCACTCCCTCTCCATAATCCTTGTTAAGAACAAAGTTATGGTCTTGGGTATTAAAAGTTCCCAGCCAATCTGGGAGTTCATACTTAATCTTAGAGAGATGCCTGTCTTTTAGCGCAGGGTAATCTTCGCAGAATAATCCTACTACCACGCCTCTAAAACTATATTTAGCGTAATAATAAAGCAATCGCTTAACTAACTCCCACCTCAACCAATAAGACTTACCTCCACCCATAGCCCCGCCATAAAGAATATACTTGAATTGCTTTACCGCTTGGCTGGCTTCCTTCTGCTTATCAGTCCATTTAACCAATTCTGAGAACTTTATTGTTTCAGTTTCAATCATTTTGAATCATTTTTATTCATTTAAAAATTGTTAATTACAAAATTCCCCGCACTGCCAATAGTAAATCCTACTAAAATACTTGCATAAATAGTCAATAAAATTAACGAAACTACCACAATAAAACCAATAATATCTTCAATAATATCTTCCATCTTAGTCGTCTAATTGCACCATCTTAGGTTTAACTGATATGTCTATTGATTCCTTTGGTTTGCCGTATCGCCACTCAGCTATTGATTTCCAAAAGTTATGATTGCCTTTTAACGCCTCAATAATACCCTTCATCATCAGTTCCTTTTCTGGGTCTTTGATGTTTATCTTTCCGCTTTTAACCATTTCCGAAACTGCTTCTTCAAACATAGCATTGAAATCAAAGTGCTTATCGCCTTTTTTAATTCCGCCGATCTTCTTATGTCCCTTAATAAACCTTCCCTTTTCGTCTTTTTCCACTATTGTGCCACTACCTTGTGGGCTTTCTGATTTGTTAATTTCTCCCATCTGTTTATTATTACTTGTATATATTTATTATCTAATTCCATTAAAAATGCTTTTCTTCCTTCTTTCTCCGCCGAGATTAGTATTGAACCACTTCCCCCGAATAAATCTAAAACTATTTCTCCTCTTTTACTACTATTTTTTATTGCTCGACCCATTAATTCTAATGGCTTTTGGGTTGGGTGAAATCTAACCACATCTTGCCCAATATTCCCGTAGCATGGAAAATCAAAAATCTTCGTATTCATTTCAAATGATGTCCACAACATTTCCCCAACTGAATAATTGCTTATTGGCTGGTGCTTGTGCCAAAAAATCCATGCGTTGCTTAACGGCAAACTGAAGTAATTACCACCACAGAAAATGGAACTCTTCGTTACTCTACGCGCTATGAGAAAGCCGAATCGTCAGCCTCAAATGGAGTTCATGGGACTTTATTTTCAGTCTATGTTCCTCATGATTATTTTACAGTCCGAGGCGTTGAAC